GTGCTCACAGATACCAAACTGAAAAACCTCAAACCTCGCGATACTCTTTACAAAGTTGCTGATCGCGATGGTCTCTACGTTGCCGTTACCAAAACAGGTGTTATCTCCTTCCGTTACGATTACCGGATTAATGGCCGCCGTGAAACACTCACGATTGGTAAATACGGTGCCGACGGAATTACACTGGCTCAGGCGCGAGACGAGCTTATTGCGGCAAAGAAGCTGGTTAATGCCGGTATATCCCCGGCTTCGCAAAAGAGAGAAGGAAAGCGATTAGTCAAAGACGCTGAAACCTTTTCCTCGTTCATCGAAAAATATATGCAGCATGTGACGCTGGCAGAAAGCACCAGGGCGATGAAGGAGGCAATCATCCGGCGCGATATTCTTCCAGCGCTTGGTCGGAAGGTAATGGCAGAAATAACGCCGTCAATGGTTAGGTCAATGTGCGACCGCATTCTGGAGCGCGGAGGTAACGCCACAGCGATACAAGCTCTGGAAATGGTGAACAGCGTATACCGATTTGCAAACGATCGTGGACACCAATTTGTTAATCCGGCACAGGGCATCAAACCAAAAACGCTGGCGACATTCAGGCCCCGTGAGCGCAGTTTATCTCCGGAAGAAATGGGGATTTTTCTGCGCGCCCTTGAAGGCACCACGGCAATGGCAACTATGAAGCAGGCTGTTCGCCTAATTGCTTTAACGCTGGTGCGCAAAAGTGAGGCATTGCTGGCGCACTGGGATGAGGTCAATCTTGATGGCAGGATATGGACAATACCGGCACAGCGCATGAAGGGTTCACGACCGCACGTGATTTATCTTTCCCGCCAGGCTATTTCACTGATGAAAGAGATGAAGATCCATAGCTGCGGAAGCGAATTGTTGCTGCCTGGCCGTTACCGCTTGGACAGACCGCTATCAAACGCAGCGCTGAACATCATGCTTCCAAATATCATCGAACGTGCTGCGAAAGCGGGCGAGAAGATATCTCACTTCACCATTCACGATCTGCGCCGTACTGGCAGCACGTTGCTTCACGAAGCTGGATACCCCTCAGACTGGATAGAGAAAGCACTGGCGCATGAACAGCGCGGGGTGAGGGCGGTTTACAACAAAGCGGAGTATGCACGCCAGCGAGAGTATATGTTGCAGCAGTGGGCCGATATGCTGGATAACTGGAAAGCCGGAGATCATTACGACCTGGTGCCTTTTTCTCCGGCAAAGTTCGAAAAATGGATGGAGGAAAAGTAACCCGCCGTAGCGGGTTACTTTAGATGAATGTGTCCGCCGGTTCCCCATAGCTGGCTGCGGCCTCGTTTGCTTCGCGCCGCAATCCCAGGAAGTAGCCTACCGGGTCCCACGCTTTGATAATGGCGTCCAGCTCTTTCTGGCTGTGCCACGTTGTCAGGCGTTTTTTGAGAGCTTTTGCGCATGCCGTGACATTGGCGCGCGTCGGGCCCGCCAGTTTCATGCACAGACACATAGTGATGAGCAGGTCGCAATATTCATCCTATGCTTTCTTCAAAACGGCCGGGTCAATACGCTGTTGCATCTGCTGGATATGGTGCTTCTGGCTCATGCTTTTTCCTTCTTTTTTGCCTTATCTGCTACCGCGCGGCGGCGCTCGATACCCCGAATTAAACGCTGCGCTGCGTCCTCGCCAGGGCCGCGCCGGGAGTCACCCAGCGCGCGAATAACGCTTTCTCGCTCATAGCGATCACAATCAGCGCGCGTCATGCTGCCACCGATTTAACGACCGGGATTGCGCAGCCCGGCAGCAACTGAACCGCCGGGCCTTCGCACTGATTTCCCCACACGTCAAAACCGTGCGAAGACTGGCGAGCGAACAGCTCAATGCGCGGCACATCGCCCAGCAACTGCACCAACTTTTCGCGCACGCAGTCCGGCTTCTGCGAGTGCGCCAGGCGCGGCGCCGTGAATGACTGGATGATCCCGGCATTCATGCGCTCAGGTAACTTGCCGCGCACGGCAAACAGGCAGTCTTCGCTGTTGGCGCGCGTCATATGACCCATTCCCATTACGAGCTTGTCAGCCTGCCGGCTGCCGCATTTGTTCCATGTGAAGCCCTTCATGGTCATCAGGCGGAATCCCCACGCCTCGACAACCTTCAATGCTTCGACCGGCTGCGTCGGCACCCACCACATAGCCAGCAAGCAGTTTTCAGCTGCCAACTCCCAGACCGGAAGGCGGCAGATATCCTGCACGTCCATGACGGGATATTTGAACCCGGCGCCGCGGTCGCCGTCGGCCGCTTTGTCTCGGTATGACCATGGCGGATCTGCATAAATCAGGGTGTATTTACCGGTCATGCTGCCGCCTTTTTAATCTGGTTGTGAAGCGCTTCGGCGATCCGCTGCGCTTTTAATGGGTTGGTGATTACGCTGCCGTCGGGAGTAATCCAGCCGCGGCGAACCGGTGAGTACATCATCAGGACGCTACCGACCTGAATATCATCGTGCGAATTGGTCATAGCAGCCCCCACATATCTGTTATCTGGCCCGCATTAACGCCGCAGTAATGCTCCCGGCGCGCGCAACCGCGCGTAATGCAGCGCTCGCGGCGCATGGCGATCCGCTGGCGCTCAACGTCGCCTACGGCGGCATCCAGGCATTTCAGCCAGAGCCCCGCTGCAACACGGAACAGGCCTTTAGCCTCCAGCTCCAGCGCTCTCTGCTCAATGGCCTGCGCGGCTGGAGAGGTTGCCACCTGCGGGCCCAGGCGGCGGGTAACGTAATTTTCGTGGTAACGCTCAAGCCGGGTTTTCGATTTCATTTGAGCCATCCATCCTGAGTGAAAATTGCCGCGATGAGGTACATCCATGCGGCGATACCGGCCAGGTACCAGTACAGACCTGACCATTTTTGCCAGTGCCGGGTGATGGCCGTCATGCAGCGCTGCTCACCGGGCGGAAAACTCGCTGCTCAACGGGAGGCTTTTTTCCCCCGAACACCGACGGGCTTTTGGCCTTACGCTCTTCAAGCCATTCGCTGATCTCGTCAGCATCCCAGGCGCAGCGTTTGTCAGTGATGTACCAGCGCTTCGGGAACTCGCCTTTTTTCTCCAGCGCATCGATAGTGCTGATCGACAGCGGGACAACCTCTAACAGCTCTTTCTTTCCGTATGCTCGTTTCATTTTTTTCTCTCTTAGCAGGTGGCGGCGCGCCGGGCGCCGCGTTTGATTTCAATTACTGCGCTGCGGTCATTTCTTCGCGGCGCAAGGAATAAACGTCGGTGGCTTTATCGAGATGCTCCTGATGGCTCGCCAGGCGCTTTGCAACAGCTGCATAGGTGGAATCAAGATCGGCTACGTCACTCGCGTTACCGGCGTATTCTGTGAATCCAGCCAGCAGCTCGTCAGGGGTGCGCTCATTGCGCGGGCGGTGCTGAGCCGCTGGCGCGTCCTGTTGCGGCGCTGTCTTGCCAATCAGGCTGTTCACGCTGCGGGCGTCGACGGCCGGCGGCGTGATATCGCGCTCAACGCGCGGGCGGCTCTCTTCCAGCTCGTCAGGGGTGTAAACACCGAGCAACACATCGGGCGCATGCAGACGAGCCCAGCGCTTCGTGCAGAGGTAGGCCAGCTGCTGGCGCGGATCGACTTCCCAGTTTGGCGAGTTGCGCACGCCAGCCTGCGCCATACTGATAGTCAGCTCGCGCGGTTCGGTTTCGCCCTTGAGCGTTGCCCACACGGTTACGGTGAGGTTGGGGGATTTGTCTGTCTTACCGCTCACTTTCGACCAGTCGCCATCCCAGCGGTAATTCAAACGAGTAGCCAGCAGGCTGGATGACGAGACAACAGCGTTGACCAGCTGCGCCTCATAGCCCAGGGCGCCGTTAACGACGTGTGTTTTCTGCGCCACAGCAAACGGATTCATGCCCCACTGCGCCGCCTGCATTGTCACTGCCAGGCAGTCAGCAGGTTTACCAGCCAGATGCGCAGGCACGGTCGCCTTGCTCTGCGCCATCAGGTCAGCGAAGCGCACCAGTTGGTTGAGTCCTTCCGGGCTGAAAATCGCCGCAGCGGTGCCAACGGTGGCGCCAGGCTGCGCGGTTAAAGTGATATCGTTGCTCATGCGTACATGTCCTGTTTACGTGCCCATTCCGGGCGTTTAATGGTTTCAATACCGCCGACTTCGTCGCTGGTGCGGTACTGGTGATAAGCGGTCAGGTCGCGCCGGAACAGACGAAAACCTTCGTCTTTGTCGTAAGCATCCAGTTCGAATACACGAACCGGATAGCGGCCGCAGTCGATCGACTCGCTGACGGCGATGAAAAAGAAGCTGTGCGGCTCGCCGGTCGTCTGCTTTGCTCCCTCGCAATACATCGCGTCCTGCACGTGATATCGGAACTCGTCGATGTGTCGCGCGAATCGTGACATGTCACTGACCTTTTTCACGTCAGCCATCACGGGGAACTGCGCGAGACGCTTATCGGGACGAATGCGGCACAACTCGCCTGTCTCTTCGTCAATCCAGTAGTGCGATGCCTCGCAATCGCCTTCCTGTTCAAGCAGCCAGCGCGCCGCCGGGTGAGCAAAAGCGCTGTCGCGCATCAGCTCCAATTTCCGGCCTTCTTCGGCGCTCATGATTGTCATGCCCATTCCGGCAACCTTGTTCAGGAATGCTGCCTCTTCCTCCTTTCCGGCATTGCTACGGCGGTTAAACTGCGGCGCCACAATGAAGCGCTTGTCGAATTCTTCCGGCTCCAGCAGCAGGCAGTGCAGGGCGGTTCCCATATCCAGCGCCTGGAGCTTTTCGGTATCGACCGGCGCATTTCTCTGCCATGCCAGCAGCGCCGGGTTGATTGCCACCAGGTCGAGCTGCGACTTACTAACGCCGTCACCGGCGTGGTAGGCCTCGTTTGAGATGTCGCGGTAGATGCCCGGCCTCACGCTGCATCCCTCGCGCTGTCGATCTGGTCAGCCATATCCCAGCGGGCGGCGACGCCGGAAAGCTCGCGTAGCAGCGCGCCGATGATTTCCGTGGCTTCAACGTCTTCAAGCACATGAGTGATGATCTCGTTGCGCATGCCAGCAGCCTGCCAGGATTCGCGGATCACTTTGTTCAGCGCGCTATTGCTCAGCGCCGCGTCCAGCTCTTCCTGCCGCGCTTCCACCTGCTTGCAGATGCAGTAATCGGCGGACATTTGCTCGATGATTTTTTCCATCTTTCCAATCTGTTGAAGGTTCATTGTGAGTACCCCGTTAATCGTTCAAACCCGGCTTTCACCATCTGCTCAAAGTTCATCGTGAAACCTTCACGCGGCTTATCGACAGATACGAAACGCCATTCATAACCATTTGCCTGGCGGTAAACCCGGTACGGCCTGCCGTTCACATCGACCGTCGCCTCAGGCGCGCATTTCTCTTTCAACACTGCGGGCCTCCCTGGTTATGAATGCCCACTCGACCGCCTCGCGCAGCGTTCTGAATTTCCAGCTCATCAGCCCGGAAATCGTCACGCAGTGCCAACCGTTTATGATTCTCCACTGCATTTCCGCACCTCAAATGTTTACCAAATTGGTAATACTTTTGGTTATACGTAACCCGGAACGCGTCCGGCGATGGGTAATCAGAGAGTTTTTACCGCCTCAATGTTTACCTTTAAGGTAATACTGAACCGGTTTTAAAAGAGAGTCAATAGATAGTGAGAGAAAAAATTACCAAAACGGTAACTATTCTTCTTTGGGCCTGAACGGCTCTTGAGGATTTGGGCTGTGTGTAGTTGTGCTAACGCGGCGTCTTACGCCTGCTTATCGTTCTGGTTTTGAGACATCACGAAATCAATGAACGTGCGGATCTTGTCTTTTTCTTGCTGCGGCAGCGCCGCGTACAGTTTGTGGTCGTAACTGATAAGGCCCGGCGCTTCCGGCGGCAGGATCATCTCATATGCCTGGCGCCCGAACGACTCTGCAATCGCTGCGAGGTTATTGACGGAGATGCTGCTCTCGTTTCGCAGCAGGCGGTTAATCGTTGCCTGGCTGACGCCAGAGGCAGCCGCTACTTTCTGCTGAGAAAGCCCGTCGGCGTCCATCCACTTTTTGAGAATGCTCGCGGCCAGCTCGCTGGTGTTCGTCGGGCCTGTGTCGCTTTCCTGGTTTTCAAGCATATTAGCCAGCTGGTGATCGACGTCCAGCCAGTGCGATTCGACGCGCGCGGCTTCTTCAATGCGCCTGGCGACCTTATCGCCGATATTCTTCGCGCCGCTCTCCCACCGGGACACCAGGTTCTGCTGAATCTCCAGCCGCTCCGCCAGGCGGATCTGCTTGCCGTCGAAATAACGCCGCAGAATTTCCTTTAAATTTTCTCGCCGTATCTCATGAATACTTTTCATTTCTATTAAATTATCTCTTTTTTGGATTGTTAACTTATTAAATTAAAAGAGATATTACCAAAAAGGTAAATGCACCAAAAAGGTAATAATGTTTGATTTTTACACCCAAAAGGTAATAATCTTGAGGTAAATAGATACTGTGAGAAAAAAATTTATGGCAATCGAGCAGAAATTTGATTTCAAGAAACACTGGCTGAGCCTGGACCAGGCGGGCCGGGAGGCGTTCGCTCTGGATGCCGGGACGACAGCCGGGTATATCGCTGCGCATTACTGCGGGCGCCGTAAGACGCCGACTAAGGCACGGATGGAAAAGCTTTTTAAGGCGTGCAAGCAGCGCGGTTGGCTGACCAGTAAAAACGACCTGGTCCAGTTCTTCTACAGCTAACGCCCACACCACAGACGCAAAGAGGCTGCCTTATGGCGGCCTTTTTTATGCGCCACATACCGCAAGGGTAATATTTATCCGTTTACGGTTGATCTTTTCGTGTGCTCAGGCAAAATTACCAAAGATAAATAACAAAGAGGGCGACGAAATGGAGCGTATCACCCAGGCGGAAGCACTGGATAAAGGTCTTACTCGCTTCTACACCGGCCGGAAATGCATCCACGGCCATTACAGCGAGCGCTACACCATCAGCGGCGAGTGCGTGCAGTGCAACAATGAGCGGGCTAAACGCGCAGCTCAGGCGCGCTCACAGAAGCTTAAAGCCGCCCGAAAGGCACGGGAGGCAGCATGATTCCCGCCGCGTATTACAACGAAATTGATCCGTATGCAGCACAGTGGCTGCGCAACCTGATAGCCGCCGGACATATCGCGCCGGGCGAAGTTGACGAAAGGAGCATTGAAGATGTCACACCTGACGACCTGCGAGGATTCACGCAGTGCCACTTTTTCGCCGGGATCGGTGTCTGGTCCCATTCCCTGCGCCTCGCAGGATGGCCTGACGATAAGCCAGTATGGACAGGATCCTGCCCGTGCCAGCCTTTCAGCGCGGCAGGCAAAGGCGATGGGTTTGCTGACGAGCGGCACCTTTGGCCCGCATTCTTCCACCTCATTAGCCAGTGCAAACCTCAGCATGTCTTTGGCGAACAGGTTGCAGCAGGTAACGCAAACGCATGGTTCGACCTTGTTCAATCAGACCTGGAAGGAATGGACTACGCCTTTGGGCTTACGCCGTTTACGTCAGCGAGCATCGGTGCGCCGCACATCAGAGAGCGCGCTTTCTGGGTGGCCAACTCCAACAGCGGCCTCGGTGGCTGGGGCTGGAGCGACCGGAAGACAGGGCGGCCTGAACATCCAGACTGCGGTGACGTTGGTAGGCTGGCAGACTCCAGTAGCGAACGATTCAACCGGATCGACTCATTGCTACAGCGGAAAGAATCCGGACGGGTCACCGAAAGTCTGTTTGAAACTACCGGGCTCGGTTCTCCTGGCGGGATGGGTAACGCCAACGTCACGCGACTGGAAAGACACTGCGGGGATGACGGCGCAGCGGGATGGCAAGGACAGGCTGGATCAACTTCCGCGGCAGGCTTACACCTGCGGGCCCTTGAGGTTAACGGTTTTTGGCGAGATGCGGACTGGCTCTTATGTCGAGATGGCAAATGGCGTCCAGTTGAACCCGGCACATTCCCGCTGGTTAATGGGGCTGCCGCACGCATGGGACGAGTGCAGCCCGCACTGGCAAGAATGGCAAGCCGCAACAGGCGAGGTCGCCTGAAGGGCTACGGCAACGCCATAAACGCGCAAGCCGCTGCTGAATTTATTCGTGCTTACATGGGGGTAGCAAATGGCGCGCATCCGCACAATTAAGCCAGAGTTCTGGACTGATGAGGATCTGTCAGAGGTGTCAGAAGCAGCCTGTCTGCTGGCTATCGGGCTTCTCAATTACGCCGACGATGAAGGCTATTTCAACGCAAATCCGAAGCTGGTTAAGGCTGCCGTTTTCCCGATACGTGAGCAGTCCGGTAGCATTCCGGTACTGCTACAGGAGCTTTCCAGCGTGGGTTATATCAGCCTTTTTTCAGGTGCCGACGGGAAGATCTACGGGCTTGTGAATAACTTTCTCAAGCACCAAGTCATAAACAAGGCAAAGAAGAGTGTAATCAAAGACCTATGCACTATACCGTATGAGTACGGTAATAGTACGGTACAGCTACCGCCTGGAATGGAAAGGAATGGAAAGGAACAGGGAAAGGAAAACCCCCATATAGCGCGAGAAGAATTTTCAGCTGTGGATAACTTTCACGGCAAAACCACATCGCAAGAACCTGACCCCGGCACCGGAAACTTTGTGATGGATGGTTACGTGCCACCAGGCGGTTCCGGGCAAATGGGTAAATTTGCGATATCTCCGGACTGGAAGCCCGACCCCGATTTCAGGAAGCAGGCCGCGATATGGGGCATCCAGCTGACGAAAGAGGTGACCCCTCAGGAGCTGGCATCGTTCATCGACTACTGGCATGCAGAGGGGAAGGCGTTCCACCACACCCAGTGGCAGCAGAAGCTGGCGCGCAGTGTGCAGCAGAGCCGGGCCAGAGTTAACGGCAGAACCGGGCGAGACGTCAACGCGATACCAGAGCCAGAAGACGAGATCCCTCCTGGATTCAGGGGATGATTTTTTGTTGCGTGACATGTTTACCATAATGGTAATTTTATTTATCTGTATCGCTTGAAATCTATTCGTAAAAGTATGAGTATTACCTTTAAGGTAAAGGCTCAAGGAAACCAACATGGGCGTAATTATCGGGATTGACCCCGGCTGTAGCGGGGCGCTTGTGGCAGTAGACGAAACCGGCGAATACGTGGCGCACCTGAACATGCCGACCATCAAAGTCGGCAGTAAGTCCCGCGTCAACGGCGCGCAGCTGGCGGCCTGGCTTCAGTCGTGGAGCATCAGCCATGCGTATCTTGAACAGGTCGGCGCCATGCCGGGGCAGGGAACCGCGAGCATGTTCACGTTCGGGCATGCAGCAGGCATCGCCGAAGGGATTCTGCAGGGGGCTCACATCCCCTACACGCTTGTGACGCCGCAGGCGTGGAAAAAGGCCGCCGGACTCATCGGCAGCGACAAAGACGCAGCGCGTAGCCGTGCAATTCAGCTGTACCCGGCACTCCGCGCGCTGGATGCAAAAGCAAAAGGGCAGGCCATAGCCGACGCGCTGCTGATCGCACGACACGGATTAATGCTTAAGTCCTGATTTGTCAGATGATTAAAAAATCAATACGGGTGAATTATGCACAGTGAAAACAATGAGTTAGTGAAGGCTGGTCATGAGCTGGCGAAGTGCCTCGACAGCAATACGCCGCTGATGGATATCGCGAAGCTGCTGAGCAAGATGGCGACTCAGCTGGATGTGACCACCGCCGCGCTGCGCGAAAAGACGAAGCAGTGCGAGCAGTTGGCTGCGGACAATGTTGCGCTGAAACGTACACTGAAGGTAATAGCTTCATCAGAGCAGATGGATGGTGACACAGTTGTGTGTGATTTCGATACGCTGCTCTCTGTAGCTGCTGGCCCTATCGAAACCCCCGCCACTGACGCATTCCTGAGCGAAGTGAAGGCACAGGCCATTACCTCTGCGCTGGACTCGCTCGATGGGGTTTTCGACACAGACTGTGTGATGGAGGCGAATGGCGTCAGTTACGAAGAGGCCGAACAGCGAACTACGGGGGCGCTTGCAGTTAACAGTGCACTCATTGAATTCGCAGCCCAGCTGCGTCAAGGCGGTGCCGCATGACAGATGTATCCATTCTCGACATGTGCTGCGGCTCCCGTATGTTCTGGTTTGACAAGCAAGACGAGCGCGCAATTTTTAGCGATATCCGCGCCGAGCAGCACACCCTCTGCGACGGTCGCAGTCTTGTTATCAGTCCAGACGTAGTTGCCGATTTCCGCGCGCTGCCATTCTCTGATGCTTCCTTCCCTGTTGTAGTGTTTGATCCGCCACACCTTGAGCGTGTCGGTGATAACGCATGGATGGGGAAAAAATACGGAAAATTAAACCGGGAAACGTGGCGTGATGACCTGCGCACCGGGTTCGAAGAGGCATTTCGCGTATTGCGGCCACACGGCGTGCTCATTTTCAAATGGAACGAAACACAGATACCTGTTCGCCGTATTTTGGAACTCACAGACGAGAAGCCAGCTATCTGGCAACGAACAGGAAAATCCGACAAAACGCACTGGATTATTTTTGTTAAAGGCGGTGCCGCATGAACACAGCAAAACTGAAAGCGGCGGCCGGCATCAATCTTGAGACAGGGGGTGAAGCGTGAGCGTAAAACTGGTCGATAAACGCCGTCCGGGCGAGCGAATCCCCGGACTCGGCCTGGCTAACGGCACGTGGTTTGCGGTGCTGGACATTCCTGGAATGGAGAAGCTGGTCAATCAGCAACACACCAACGACCCGCTGGATGTGACGCCGGCCAAAGCCAAAAAGATGGCGGCCCTCGTTGAAGCGTGGACGCCGCCGGATGGATGGTCTGGAAGTGAGCCCGAAAAGATGAAGGGCTTCATCGTCGAGTTCCTTCGAGATTGCAACGGTTTCAGGAGCTACTAACTCATGACATTCACCAAAGAACAGCTGATCGCAGCAGCTCATGGGCGCATCGATTTTGCCAATATGATGCTTTCAGATAACCCTGAGCCTCTCAAAGAGCGCACGTGGTCTATCGAACTGGAGCTGGCGCGTATCGCTCTCTCGGCGCTGCGGGAGCGGGCGGATCCGGTTGCGGTTGTTAACTCGAATATGCGTAGGATCTGCAAAAAATGCAGCGCGAGCATCGTCGGGTATTCGGTTGATGGTCTGTGTGAAGATTGCTATTTGGCCGCACCGCCCGCGCCGGTTGTGGCTGATGACTCTCTGCCGTATGACCCACAGATTGCTGAGTATGAGCAAATGATGGAAGCAGAGCAGGCAGAAACCGACACCACCTCGCAGCAGTTCGAATCGCTGGCAGGTAAGGCGGTGAGTGGCAGCGAGGGTTTCGAGTGTACGCCAGTCGCTGACCTGTACGAGCTTCTGACCAAGTGCGGAGAATGTTACGACTATACAACCTCGGCCAAAGTCGCCGCTGACTGGATTAAAGAAGGATATTCAGCGCGGGAATACGTGAAGCTTGACCGCCTGCAGGAAGCCATGACGCAGGGTTCACCTGGGGAGGCTGATGGCTGGATTCCATGCAGCGAGCGGATGCCTGATGATGGCGTTTCGGTGTTAGCGTACTGCAAATGTGGTGATAATTTTTCAGGCATTTACACAATGCGAGCGCCAGTAATACGCTCGAAAAATAGTCGAAAAGACGACTCGGTAGTGCATCACGAACGCGTCACCCACTGGATGCCGCTACCGGCAGCGCCGGGCAAGGAGGGTTGATGGCTAAATCCGCAGCAGAGCGCAAAGCAGCGCAGCGCGCCCGGCAGGCCGCCGCTGGTGGCCGCAAACTGGAGCTGGTGCTGGACCAGCAGGAGCTCGAAATGGTGGCGCGCAACTGCGCTGCCCGCCGACCAGGCAAAGAGCCGTATGAGCTCAACGAGTACATCGCGATGCTGATTCGCCAGGATGACGCCCGGCTGCAGGAGCAGATCGAGGATATGCGGGCACGCAGTTGCGGAAAGTGCGGCGATAAACTGCCGGTAGCGTCATGCCCGTGCCAGGGTGATTCGCAATGCTGGGTTACCAGTGGGTGGCATAACCTTAAATTAACCGTGTGACATGTCACGCCATTGAATCGGAAACGAATTAACCGCCTCTACGGCGGTTTCTTTTTGTGTGATAGTATTACCAAAATGGTAATACTTTTGAGGTTGATAGCATGGCCGAAGGCGCGGGAAAGCGAAAATCCACCAAATTTAAACCGTTAACGGATATGCAGGAACGCTACTGCCAGGAGTACGTGAAGACACCGGACGCGCAGGGCCAGGCCGCAAAGCGCGCCGGGTTCTCTTCGTATGACAACGCCGCCATGCGCATGATGAAAGACGACCGTATCCGCGACCGCATCGCAGAGCTGATGGAAGAGCGCAACAAGCGCCTGCGCGTCAGCGCCGATTATGTGCTGATTCGCCTGGTGGAAATCGACCAGATGGACGTGCTGGACATTCTGAATGACGACGGCAGCCTCAAGCCGATCCGCGACTGGCCGAAGGTATGGCGCACCTCGCTCAGCGCGATGGATATCAACCGGATCCGCATGGCCGGCAAGGATGGAGAGGACGATATCGAGTCAACCCTACAGAAAGTTAAATGGCCTGACAAGGTGAAAAACCTTGAGCTGATCGGTAAGCACGTAGACGTCAGCGCGTTCAAAGAAGTACATGAGCACAACGTTAACCTTTCGCTCGCTGACCAGATGGCGAAAGCCCGCCAGCGCGCCGCGAACAGCAAGAAAGGCGCGAAGAAGGTGAAAGCCGATGAGTGATGCCGTCGATATTCAGTCGCAGTTGGTGGAAGATATCGCCAGCTTCACGCACGATCCGCTCGGTTATGCGCTCTACGCGTTTCCGTGGGGCGAACCAGGTTCCGAGCTGGAAGATTCAGAAGGGCCGCGCGACTGGCAGGCGGAAGCGTTTGACGAAATAGGCCAGCACCTCTCCGACCCGGCGACGCGATTCGAGCCGCTCATGATTGCCCGCGCGTCCGGCCACGGCATCGGCAAATCTGCGTTCATCTCAATGCTGATCAAGTGGGGAATGGACACCTGCGAAGACTGCAAAATCGTGGTGACGGCCAACACCGAGAACCAGCTGCGCACGAAGACCTGGCCGGAAATCGCCAAGTGGCAGCGCCTCAGTATTACTCGAGACTGGTTCACCGCCACCGCCACCGCGATTTACTCCAACGACCCGAACCACACCAAAGCATGGCGCGCCGACGCTATCCCGTGGAGCGAGAACAACACCGAGGCGTTCGCGGGCCTGCACAACAAGGGCAAGCGGATCATCCTGGTATTTGATGAAGCATCCAATATCGCGGATCTGGTGTGGGAAGTAGCAGAAGGCGCGCTGACGGACGAAGGCACCGAAATTATTTGGGTGGCATTCGGTAACCCGACGCGAAACACCGGGCGATTCCGCGAATGTTTCCGAAAATACCGGCACCGCTGGAAGTGCAGGCAGATCGACTCCCGCACCGTCGAAGGCACCAACAAATCGCAGATCGAGAAGTGGGCCGCCGACTACGGAGAAGACAGTGACTTCTTCAAAGTTCGCGTGCGTGGCATCTTCCCGGACGCGTCAGAAACGCAGTTCATCCCGACCGGCATGACCGAAGAGGCGCTGACGCGAATCGTCACCGAGGCGCAGGTGGCGCACGCACCGGTTATTCTCGGCGTCGACCCGGCATACTCCGGCGCTGACGACGCGGTTATCTATCTGCGGCAGGGTCTGCATAGCAAACTGCTCTGGCGCGGCAGCAAGACCACTGACGATCTGATTATGGCGAAGCGCATCGCCGACTTTGAGGACCAGTATCGCGCCGACGCCGTGTTTATCGACTTTGGCTACGGCACCGGCCTTAAATCCATTGGCGACGGCTGGGGGCGCGCGTGGACGCTTATCCCGTTCGGCGGCAAGTCCACCGATCCGCAGATGCTGAATAAGCGCGGCGAGATGTACAACAACGTGAAAACCTGGCTCAAGCTGGGCGGAACGCTGGATGAGCGCGAGACGGCGGAGGATTTGTCGGCGGTCGAGTACAAAGTGCGCGTCGACGGCAAGATTGTGCTGGAGCCCAAAGAAGATATCAAAGACCGCCTGGGGCGCTCGCCAGGCTGCGGTGATGCCCTGGCGCTGACGTTCGCATTCCCGGTTTCAAAACGGATGAACCTGCCCGGCCATCAGCAGGGCAGAACCATCAGCGACTATGACCCGTATGGGTGATATACAATTAATCCTATAGGGATCGGTTTCTATCCTTTATTATTTCTTTTTTCTCATTGTTTATAATGCGCTCTTGAGTATTTAAATGACTTGGTCTTTCTTTTATTGAAGGATCACTAAAGTCAAGGCCAGTTAAGGATAGGAACGCATCTTTCTCTAAATCTGTCAACTCATTAGATGAGTGAATCGCTTTCATTAATTTCTCGTAGTTATATTTATAAAATACAACTTCTATTTTTCCATCTATATTTTTGAGTCTTATGATATGAGGTATTTTTTCGCTTACAAAATTCAGCTCATTTAATAAGTGTTGGTTATAAGAACTGACTTCTTGAATTTGAATTCTCAGGTCATTAAACTCGCGCTTTAGTACATCCATTTCTACTTTTGCTTTATTATTATCATTATTTGCAGAAATCAATTTCTCAGTAGCAACCTTTAAACGTTCATTTACTGAAATAAGCTCCTTCTCTGTTTTGGCCCTGGCTTCCTTTTCTACAGAGAGTTGACTCTGAGACTCCGCAATTGTTTTTGCGGCATCAGTGAGTTTTGAGGATATGTCTTTATATTGCTGTCGAGCAAAGTTGATATCGCGAATGGCTTCTTCGTGTTCTTTTTTTATCTGCTGAATTCCTTCCTCGATATTTCTTTCTTCTTTCTTCTCAGCAAGTTTTTTTCTCGCTTCAATTTCGGCGATTTCTTGCTGTTTTTTTCCAATCTTTATTTTCGATTCAAGACTCATTTCTACTGTGTCAGTATTGGGCTTGTCTTGTATTTTAGTTACTAGCTTGTTTATTTGAGGAAGCAAAAGAGCGATTAAGGCTGAAGTGCAAAGCGGGCCAATAATAAAGGTTTCTATGCCGAAGTTATCACCGATATAAACAAGCCGCTTTTCGATTTCTCGCTTACTGAAAAAAAGAATAGCCAGCATGGGCCAGTTAAAGCCAAGCCAGGAAAAGACGAAGGCTCCCAGGAAGGGGCTTCGGACCCTCTCAAGAGACGCCTGGCGGAAAGAGGCGAGGATATCGCGGATAAAATCAAGCATGTCACGGCCCTGTGTGATGTGGTTTTGCACATGTTACCTTTAAGGTAATTCCTAGTCACCAGGCAAAAAAAATGCCCGCACGGGGCGGGCTAACTGGAAGCAATGAGGGTTGTCTTGTTACAGCGGGAAACCATCGCGATGGCGTCCTGGTGTAAAAAGGGCGGTGATCAGTAAGGACTATCACAACTGCCACCGCCAACGACTACACACAGCTTGCTACGGGATATCACGGTCCTGAGGCGTGATTTGGTTGTGGTGGCCGGTACTAATCTCCGACTAAGGTTCATCTGTTTCTCAGCTTTCCTTGGTCGCATTAGCCTGAGCTAACCACAACGGGGAGAGCACTGCGTAACCTGGCACCGATCTGGCCGCCGGTCGGTTTGTACTGGATTCTTCCCCAGCCACTGGCCCGGACAACGAAGCTTCTATGTGCGTTCCAACCAGTGCTCTCTCCTGTTGCGTCATCGTCTCTTCCGAGGTGTCACACCGTGTCGCCAGGATGGTGAGTCCCCTGTTCGTGCAGATGGCTTGCACATTCCGGCTACCCGCTGATGAGGAAAACGCAAGGAAACATCCCGGACCGCTGCGGCGCATGCGCCAGACGCCGTAATCAAACATCGCTAACCGTTACATACAAACCTCCGCTTTCGGGTTGTACATGGCAATGATGTTTACCAAAAAGGTAATAATTAACGAGCTTAATGTCAATACACTACATACAATAATTCTTATGTGGTTAAATTGGTAATAATTTAACTGGCATCATGAGGTCGTGAAATGTGCATTGGCAGCAAACCTTCCATTCCTAAAGCGGCTCCGGTTGTTCAGGCTGCACCGCAGGAGCAGGACCAGGCCGTTGTTGACGCTCGCGACGAAGAGACTCGCCGCCGCCGCGCCGCCGCTGGTCGTAGCTCAACCATGCTGACTGGTGCGCAGGGCGACACCTCCGCCGCGTCTACCAGCGGCAAAACGCTGCTCGGTCAATAACGGAGCGTCTGTCGATGCCAATGAAGAACGAAACCCTGAAAGAGCAACTGACGAAGCAGCTTGGCATGCTGGAGCAGGAGCGCACTACTTTCGAACCTCACTGGCGCGAACTGAGCGATTTCATTATCCCGCGCGGCTCTCGCTTCCTGACCAGTGAAGCTAACCGCGGCGACCGCCGCAATAACAAAATCGTTGATCCGACGGCAACGATGGCAAACCGCACGCTCTCAAGCGGCATGATGTCGGGCATCACCAGCCCGGCCCGCCCGTGGTTCAAGCTGGCGACACCAGATCCGGAAATGATGGATTATGGCCCGGTCAAGCTGTGGCTGGAGACGGTGCAGAACCGCATGAACGACATGTTCAATAAGTCGAACCTGTACCAGTCATTGCCGATCATTTACTCAAGCCTGGGAACATTCGGCACCGGCGCGCTCGCCGTGCTTGAAGATGACGAAGACGTTATTCGCACGATGCCGTTCCCGGTTGGCAGCTACTACATCGCAAACAGCCCGCGTCTCAGCGTCGATACGTGTTTCCGCAAATTTTCCATGACAGTGCGCCAGTTGGTGCGTGAGTTCGGCTTGAATAGCGTCAGCAGCAGCACAAAAATCGCCTTTGAGAACGGCACCTATGAAAAGTGGGTTGATGTGGTGCATGCCGTATACCCGAACATGAACCGAGAAACGGGCAAGATGAATGCCAAAAACAAGGCGTTCCGCTCCGTATATTTCGAGGTTGGCGGCGATAACGATAAAGTGCTGCGTGAATCCGGCTATGACGAATTCCCTATCATGGCGCCGCGCTGGGAAGTCAACGGCGAGGACGTTTACGGCTCATCCTGTCCTGGCATGATTGCGCTCGGGCAGGTTAAAGCGTTGCAGCTCGAACAGCGCCGCAAAGCGCAGCAGATCGACAAGCAAACCAACCCGCCGATGATTGGCCCGACTTCTCTGAAAACCCAACGCGTATCCCTGTTGCCTGGCGATATCACTTATGTCGACCAGGTGACGGGGGCCGAAGGTCTGCGCCCGGCGTACATGGTTAACCCAAACCTGGGCGATCTGCTGGGCGACATTCAGGACACGCGCCAGCTCATCAATAGCGCCTATTTCGTCGATCTCTTCATGATGCTCCAGAACGTCAACACCCGCTCAATGCCGGTTGAAGCGGTTATCGAGATGAAAGAAGAGAAGCTGCTGATGCTCGGCCCGGTGCTGGAACGCCTCAACGATGAGTTTCTTGACCCTCTGATTGACCGCGCTTTCTCCATGATGGCACGCAAGAACATGCTGCCGCCGCCGCCAGACGTGATGCAGGGGATGCCGCTGCGCATCGAATACATCTCCGTGATGGCGCAGGCGCAGAAAGCTATAGGACTCAGCAGCCTTGAGCGTTTTGTCGGTTTCGTTGGCAACCTCGCAAGCGCCAAGCCGGAAGCGCTGGACAAGCTCGACGTCGACCAGGCCATCGACAACTACGCCGTCATGTCTGGCGTATCACCGACCGTTGTCGTCCCGCAGGAGCAGGCGCAGCAGACCCGCAATGACCGCGCGCAGCAGCATCAGCAGGCTATGGCGCTACAAACCGGAATGGCGGCAGTGCAGGGCGCTAAAACCCTCAGCGAAGCCAAAACCGCCGATCCGAATCTTCTCACGGCTCTGGCCGGTGCCGCCGGAGGTCAACCGCAATGACTGATATCTACGACGAAGACCAGCCGACAGCTGAACAAATTGCCCAGCAGGAACTCCGCGAGGAACGAGACGCCGCTGATATCCGAGCCGTGATGAGCACTGAGGCTGGTCGCCGCGTCATCTGGCGCGTGCTCTCGCAGGGCAAGACATTTGCCACGACCTTTGCTGGCGATCCGCACGTAACTGCATTTAACGAAGGGCAGCGAAACATGGCGCTGGCGTTATTTCAGCGCGTCATGACCTGCTGCCCGGATCTGTATCTGACGATGGCCGACGAGGCCGCCAAACAGGAGTGACCATGAATCTGTTTCAAAGTCTCTTATTTCGCCGTCTCTGCAACGAGCAACCCGCCGACGGCGGTGCTGGTGGCGGTGGCGCACCATCTGAAGCCTCTGGCGCACCTGCTTCAGAACAGCCGCAGGGCAAGGCAGACCAGCAGCCTGGCGCGCAGGCAGAAGGCCAGTCTCAGGATCTGGCAGAACAGAAAACCGATGACGGCGCACAGCAGCCGAAAACGGATGAAGAGAAGCCGGGCGAAAAGAAAGACCAAACCAAAAAACCCGAAGGCGCGCCGGATAAATATGAGCTGACAGCTGGCGAGGGCGTCGAGTTGGATGCCGCAGCAGTGAAAGAATTTGAGCCGATCGCGCGTGAGCTGAACCTCAGCAACGAGCAGGCGCAGAAGCTGGTGGACGTTTATGCCTCAAAAATCCTGCCGCTGGTTAATCAGCAGCAACTGGAAGCCTGGCAGAAGCAGGGCGAAGAGTGGCAGCAGGCCATCAAGGCCGACAAAGAGATCGGCGGTGACAAGCTCACGTCGAGCATCAGCGCCGCGCAGCGCGCGATCGACCAGTTCGGCACTCCCGAGCTGAAAGAATACCTGGAAGCGTCCGGGCTCGGGAATAACCCCGCGCTGGTGCGTTTCTGCGTACAGGTCGGTAAAGCCATGTCGGAAGACAATATGGTAACCGGCGGAAATCAAGGCCAGCGTAGTGCGGCCGAAGTGCTCTATGGCAAATAAGAGGAAATAAACCATGGCTGTTAAAGGCTTAAATGCGCTGACGCTGGCGGACTGGGGTAAGCGCGTAGATAACGGCGGGAAGACCGATACGATTATCGAGCTTCTCTCCCAGAGCAACCCGATCCTGGAAGATATGCCGTTCGTTGAAAGTAACTCTCCGACCGGTCACCGCACCACGATTCGCACCGGCTTGCCGGATGCTTACTGGCGCATGATTAACTCCGGCGTGCCGAAGGGTAAATCCACCACGGTTCAGATCACCGATACCATGGGGATGCTTGAAACCTACGCCGAAATCGACAAGTCTCTCGCCGATCTGAACGGAAACACCGCTGAATTCCGTTTGTCGGAAGACCGTGCCTTCCTGGAAGGCATGAATCAGAAAATGGCGCAGACGCTTTTCTACGGTGATACCAGCGTCAACCCGCAGCAGTTCATGGGACTGGCGCCTCGCTATTCCAGCAAATCCGCTGGCAACGGCCAGAACATCATTGATGCTGGCGGCACCGGCACCGACAACACCTCTATCTGGTTGGTGGTGTGGGGCGAAAACACCGTCCACGGCATTTTTCCGAAAGGGCAGAAGGCTGGTTTGTTTATGGAAGACAAAGGTCAGCAGACGCTGCTTGATGCCAACGGTAACCCCTATGAAGGCTATCGCACCCATTACAAATGGGATGCTGGCCTGACATTGCGCGACTGGCGCTACGTTGTTCGCATCGCGAATATCGACGTGAGCGACCTGTCAGTACCTGGCTCTGCCGCTAACATCGTTAACCTGATGATCCGCGCGCTGCACCGCATTCCTAACCGGGGCATGGGTAAGCCGGTGTTCTACATGAACCGCACCGTTGCTCAGGCTCTCGATACTCAGTCTCTGAACAAAGCCTCTCTGGCTCTGACCGTCAAAGAGACCGAGGGCGAGTGGTGGACCGCTTTCCGCGGCGTGCCGATTCGTGAAACCGACGCGATTCTTGAAACCGAATCTCGCGTTGTTTAACGCCTGTCATTAACCGGCGGGCCGCGGGCCCGCCAGAAGGAGATATAGAGATGATCCTCGACAAACTGTTGATGTTCTCCGAAGCGCAGGCGGTTACCGCGTCGGCAGCTTCCACTGATGTTATCGACCTCGGCCCGATTGACGGCACCCGCCGCGATATCGGTGTCGGTGAGCCGCTGGAGTGGTTCGTTACCGTCAATACCACAGCGACCGCCGCAGGTGCTGCAACGGTCAACGTTAACCTGCAAACCAGTACGGATAACTCGACCTGGACGACTATCGCGAGTTCTGGCGATCTGGCACTGGCCGCGTTGACCGCTGGCAAGCGCATCGTCTCGCAGAAGGTGCCGCAGGGCGTGCAGCGTTACCTGCGCCTGAACTACACCGTAGGAACCGGGCCGCTGACCGCTGGCGCATTCACCTCCGGCATCAACCTTGACGTAGACGGTAACAACACCTACTACGCCACCCGCTCACGAATCACTGGTTAAGGGTTAGAAGATGGCACAGGAAAAAGCGAAGTACCGCATTCTGCGTCTGTCCTTTATCGGCAATCAGTTGCTGGATGAAGGCGCGGAAATTGAATATGACGGCGAGCCGGGCAGCGCGCTGGAGCCGCTGAACGACGCGGCGAAAGCTGCGAAGAAAAAAGCTGAGCAGAAGGCCGAACAGAAACGAGGTAAATCCACCGCTGCTGACGGCCCGGCACCGGTCCCCAGTGTTCTGAACCCTGTTGTGCAGAACCCGGAAGGCCCGGTCGCTGGTGCTAATGGCGAAGCTGGTGATGGCACTGGCGCTGTCAGTGACGAACTCACCGCGCTGCGCCAGCAATACGAAGATCTGTTCAACGAGAAGCCCGGCAATATGAAGGCTGAGACGTTGCAAGACCGCATTGCTAAAAAACGCGCCGAGTTGGGCCTTTAAGCCCCAGTAAGAACAAGGGGCTTCGGCCCCTTTATTGCAGGAGTGGGTTATGGATCTGGTAAATCTCAAAAACGGCACCGACACCTATCAGGACGAAAGCGGCGAAACCAAAACCCGCGATGATTATCCGTGGGGGCTGCGTATCAACCTTGATAATGAAACTCTGAAAAAGCTCGGCGTAAGCATGCCCGCCGTCGGATCGGAAGTGATGATTACCGCCCGTGCGGTCGTTAAGGGCACATCAGTGCGCGATGACGGCGATGAAAAGTATCAGAACGCCGACGTGCAGATCACTCATATGGCAATCGAACCGGCGCAGGCTGAGCAGCTGAAATCAGCCGCTGACACGCTATACGGCGGGGGTAAATAATGGCTTCGGTGGTCGAAATCTGCAATCTGGCGCTGAGCAATATCGGCAGCAGCCGCAGCATCAACAGCCTCGATGAAAAGAGCAAAGAGGCTGACGTGTGTAACCTCCATTTCGAAGCGTGCCGCGATGCTGTCCTGGCTGACGCCGAATGGAATTTCGCCACCAAGCGCGTTGCGCTAGCCGACACTGGCATTGCGCCTCCTGACTGGACATATGCCTATGCCTATCCCACTGACTGCCTGCGAATCATTGAAATCATGGTGCCGGGCGTGCGCTATCCGACTGCTGCCATGCGCATCAATTACGAGACCGGTGTTAACGACGCTGGCACAGGCAAGCTTATCTACACCGATCAACAGGAAGCGCGCCTGAAGTATGTTGCGCGCATCACTGATGTGAACATATTCGATCCGCTTTTCCAGAATGCTCTTGCCTGGCGGCTGGCTGCCGCCATCAATATGCCTGTGACCGGCACCGCAGACCTGACGCGTTTCTGCCTTCAGATGTACCAGAGCGTAATCCTCAGCGCCGGCTCTCACAGCATGAACGAAAGCCAGGAGCCACAGTCGCCAGATAGTGAGTTCACGACAGCGAGGTTGTCATAATGCCGATTAGCTGGATTCAGCCGAGCTTTGCTGGTGGAGAAATTGCGCCGTCTCTCTATGGCCGCATTGACATGGCTAAGTACCAGGTGGCGCTACGCCGGTGCAGTAACTTTATCGTGCGGCAGTATGGCGGGGTAGAAAACCGTCCCGGAACGCAGTTCATCGCCGCGGCAAAATATCCGAACAAAAAATGCCGACTAATCCCGTTCCAGTTTTCAACGGTACAAACTTATGCGCTTGAGTTCGGCGATAAATACATGCGAGTGTTCAAGGATGGCGGGCAGGTGCTGGTCAGCGGTACTAGCAATATCTACGAGCTGGTTACACCTTATGCGGAAGCAGACCTGTTCAGACTTAAGTTCACACAGTCAGCTGACGTTCTGACCATCGTTCATCCGAAATATCCGCCGATGGAGTTACGCCGTTACGCACACGATAACTGGCAAATCGTCGCTGTGCAGACTAAAAACGGCCCGTTTGAGGATATTAACGTCGACGAGGCTCAGAAGGTGTATGCCAGCGCTTCGACCGGAACCATAACGCTAACTGCTACATCCTCCATTTTTGGCTCTGAGCAGATTGGTAAGCTCTTTTATCTGGAGCAGCCAGCGGTTGACTCTGTTCCTGTGTGGGAGACGGGGAAAAAGGCTACAGCAGGTGGCATTATCCGGGCCGGTAGCAACTATTACAAAGCTTTGACGACTGGAACCACCGGCACACTGCGACCATCGCACACCGAGGGCGCAGCATGGGATGGATGGGGCGGCACTGCTGACACTGATACTGGTGTGCAATGGCAGTACCTGCATAGTGGCTTTGGGATAGCGCGCATTACCGCGGCGAGCGGCACTACGGCAACAGCAACAGTAATCTCGTACATTCCAGAGAATGTTGTCGGATCAGGGCGGCCGAGCTTCAAATGGGCCCGCTATGCCTGGAATGATGTGAATGGTTATCCCGGCACCGTCGTTTATTACCAGCAGCGCCTTTTTTTCGCGGCAAGCACCGCGTTTCCGCAAACCATCTGGGCCAGCCGGATAGGGGATTACAAAGACTTCGGCAAAAACAACCCTATCCAGGATGATGACCGCATCATTTACACATACGCTGGCCGGCAGGTGAATGAGATCCGCCACCTTATTGACGTCGGATCGCTGGTTGCGCTGACGTCCGGCGGAGAATACATCATCACCGGAGACCAGAACAAAACCCTGACGCCGAGCGCGTTCGCCTTTTCCTCACAGGGCTCAAACGGGTGCAGTAACCTGCCGCCGATTGCAGTTGCCAATATAGCGCTATTCGTGCAGGAGAAGGGCAGCGCCGTGCGCGATCTGGCCTATTCTTTCGACGTGGACGGATATCAGGGTAATGACCTGACAATCCTCGCAAACCATCTTTTCCAGAAGCACAGCATTGTGGACTGGTCCTTCAGCACTGTCCCTTATTCGACTGCCTGGTGCTGCCGCGATGACGGAATGCTGCTGGCGTTAACCTATCTCAAAGACCAGCAGGTTTTTGCCTGGGCGCCGCAGCCGACTGACGGCTCTTTCGAATCAACCTGCTCGATCAGTGAAAGCCAGGAGGATGCCGTTTATTTCGTGGTACGCCGCGTTATCAACGGGCAGACGGTGCGATATATAGAGCGCCTCGCCAGCAGGCTGTTCACCTCTACAGAGGATGCTTTCTTTGTCGACTGTGGGCTGAGCTATGACGGCCGTAACGCCTCGGCGGCTACGATAAAAATTACCGGTGGTAGTGGTGATTGGGATTATCGGCAGGAATACACCTTAACCATGTCCGGTGGCCTTGGATTCACAGGTTCGGACGTCGGTGCACAAATCCAGATCCCTTACGTTGGGCAGGACGCAAACGGAAACCCGCAGGACATGGAGTTACGCTGTAACATTACCCAGCTTACAACCGCTAACGTCGTGAAAATATCTGCCAGCAGAAACATCCCACCAGAGCTTCGAGATACTGCTGTCACTAACTGGCAGATGGCACGTCAGACCTTCTCCGGGCTTGTCCACCTTGAAGGGAAAACGGTAAGCATTCTTTCCGATGCCAATGTTGAACCTCAAAAAGTTGTCACCGGTGGCGAGGTAACTCTGGAATCTCCCGGCGCGGTTGTTCATATAGGCCTGCCATATACCTCTCAACTGGAAACGCTGGACGTCAATATTAACGGCCAGGAAACACTGCTGGATAAAAAGCAGCTCATTACCTCTGTTTCGCTGGTAGTTAATGCAAGCCGCGGGATATGGGCGAGTACGCCAGGCGGGCAGTTTTATGAATACCCGCAGCGAGAATTTGAGTTCTATGACGATCCGGTTGAGGATGCCACGGGCAAGGTAACGCTCAAGGTAGACGGCACATGGGGGCTCAATGGACGCATCATTGTGCGCCAACAAGACCCGCTGCCTCTGTCGGTGCTGGCGCTTATACCGGCCCTGACGGTAGGAGGCCGCAATGCTTGATGTTCGAATCGTACCCGCCGAGCAGCACCACATTGAGGAAATGTTGCCATACGTTCGTCAGGCAGACGTTGATGAGTTTCTCGCAATTTCCGGGCAGACGCCTCGAGCAGTAATGGAGCACGGCCTGCGAATTTCTACCTTCTGCTGTGCTGGCTTGATTAACGGAAAAGTTGTGACGCTTTTCGGCGTCGCTCCTGCCTCTATCCTGAGCGGTCGCGGTATTCCTTGGCTTGTCGGCACGGACGACCTGTATAAATACCAGCGCACGTTCCTGCGCCGCTGCCGTCATGTAGTCAATGCAATGCTGATGCCTTATCCGTATCTTGAAAACTATGTTGACGAGCGTAACCACGTGGCTAAAGCGTGGCTTAAATGGCTCGGTTTCCATCTCGAAGATTCGGTGCCATACGGCAAAGAGCAGCGGCCGTTCCATCGCTTTTACATGGAGAAAAAATAATGTGTGAACCAACCACTGCTCTGGTAGCGGTCAGTCTGGCATCTGCCGGGATTCAGGCGTATTCGCAATACCAGAATGGTAGATACTCCGCTGCGGTCGCAAATCAGAATGCAGACATTGCCGAAGCGCAGGCAAACGACGCCATTAATCGCGGTAATGCACAGGCAGATGAGGTCCGCCGACGGAACCGGATTGCGCAGGGAAGTCAAGCGGCAGCTATTGCCGCAGGTGGTGGTGATCTTAGTACAGGTGGATCTCTGGATATCATGGGTGACACCGCTCAGTTTGGAGAGCTTGACGCACTGACCACCGTCAACAATGCCAGCCGTGAGGCATATGGCTATCAGACCCAGGCAGCGAATTCCCGGGCAGAGGCGAGCTCTGCGCGTTCTCAAGCCAATATGGGTGTTTTCTCTACTCTGCTCACAGCACCTCTTAGCGCCTATGGCGCTTATAAGATGGGCGGCGGCACATGGAATCCGTTCACTCAGAGCAAGGCCGCGCCGATAAGCGCCGCCGTAGGCACACTTACCGGACGTTAAGGAGAGCATCATGCCAGTCGTACCAACCGTTACAGGTCGCCAGGTTGAAAGCCGCGGGTACTCTTCGCCGGGATTGCAGGCGCTGCCGCAGCCTAATGTCGGCGATGTGATTGCTGATGCCTCTCAGAAATATGCCGGTGCATTTGCAGAAGCAAAACAGCGCGCGAATGTGGCGCTGACGCAGGATGCCAGCCTGCAGCTGAATGCCGTCGGCAATGATTTATTGAACAACCCTGACAGCGGTTTCATGAACCTTCAGGGTAAAAATGCCATAGGCAAAAGCCAGGAATACACCCAGCAGTTTGACCAACAGGTTGAGCAGATCGCTGCAGGACTGCCTGACGAGCAGACTCGCAATGCTTTCTTGCAGCAGGCCCAGCAACAGCGAATGAGCTTCACCACACAGGCCGGGCGGCATGAAGCGGGGCAGGTTCGGCAGTACGAAGCTGGCATGCAGGAAGCAACGCTGAAAACCCTTACCACGCAGTTCATGAACCCAGAAATGGCTAACGTTGCCGGACTGACTGCCAGGAACAGCATTATTGCCTATGGCAAAGCCCACGGGCAGAGCGATGAAGAGATAGAGCAGAACTGGATTTCGTGGCGTGAAAATGCGGCGAAAAGTGCATCTGAGGCCTGGTATGTGCCGATGTATCAGCAGATGCTGGGGCCAGGCGGCAAAATTCAGGTGACGGACACACCTACGGAAGCGCAACTGTTTTCCGCGATGATCTGGAATGAGAGTGGTGGCAATCAGTACAGCAAAGACGGCGCTCCCCTTGTGTCGCCGAAAGGCGCGGTGGGCGTGGCGCAGGTGATGGAGGATACCGGGCCGGAGGCTGCCCGGCTGGCGGGCCTGCCGTGGGATCGCGATAAATGGATGAATGACCCGCGCTATAACGCAAGACTCGGGCAGGCTTATTTCGGCGCCCAGATGAAAAAATACGGCAATAACCCGGTGCTGGCGGTGGCGGCATATAACGCCGGACCCGGTGCTGTTGACGATTGGATTAATGGCACCAATAAATCAGGTAGCAATCCATCAAAAGTTAAGCTTGGCGACCCACGCACCGGCGAAGTCAGCAATGAGCAATTCGCGGCGGCTATTCCCTACGAAGAAACCAGAAATTACGTGGCGAAAGTTACCGGCAGCGCGGCGGCTATCCCCGGTGATGCGACGATGGAGAACCTGATTTCACAGCCGTGGTGGAATGCCATGAGTCCGGCCAGCAAAGCTCAAATGATGAGCAAGGTGGCAGGTCTCTACGATATGCAGGCATCTGCCGGTCGCGTAGCGCTGCAAAGCCGGATGCAGGATGATCTGGCCCGCCTTGAAGCTGGACAACCGGTAGAGCCAATCAGCGCGCGTGAGTGGGCAGCGGTCATGCCGTTGCAGGCTGCCCCTGCAGAACGCATGCAGATGGAGAAAACCTACCAGCAATATCAGCAGGCCATGACCCTGCAGCCAGTTTACCAGTCAATCATGCAGGGTAACGTGCAGCAGGCGACGGCGGCAGTGCAGGCGTTACAACCGCAGGAAAACGACGCCGATTTCAAATATAAGCATGAGCTGTACGCAACAGCTCAGTCAAAGCTGAACCAGGTGCTGAAGGCGCGCGAGTCTGATCCGGGAACCTGGCTGCAACAATATTCTCCGGTGGTGCAGAGCGCGTTTGCCGAATACCAGAACAATCAGGCATCAGGGGAATATCTGGTTTCGCGCATCCAGTCCGAGAAAGACCGGCTGGGCATCCGCAGCAAAAAGGTTCTTCCCGACACGATGGTAAACAGCCTGCTTGAACGCATCGATAATTCTCAGGAATCGAGTGTCACCGCGATCCAGTCGGTGGCGCAGTCGTTCGGGAAATACTCCGATCAGGTGATGCATCAGGTGCAGAAAAATGCATTCCCGGCGCTACAGGTTCTGATGGCTACAGAAAACCCGCGTGCAGCCAACGCGCTCTGGCAGAACCGCAGCGTTAAAACGGCTGACCTGCGGGGAAGTTTCGAGAAGCCTGATGCTGATAAAGCTGATTCATCGTGGAACGATCAGGCGAAAGATTTCGCCAGCACGATGGTTGTACAGCCTGGCGGCACTGCCGTTTGGAACAACTTCAACGAGCAAGGCAAGCGCCTGACGTATATCAACATGCAGCGTGGCATGTCACCGTCTGATGCGGCGAAACAGGCGTATCAGGACATTCTGGGAGAGCAATACCAGACCAGTGGAACGTGGCGCCTGCCAAATCGCACCGGGCTTGATCTGCGCGACGTAACCGACGGCGCAAACGCCTACCTTGAAAATCTGTCAGCCGAGCAGATTATGCCGCTGATAGGCGACCCTCGTCTGCCAGAGTCGGTCAACAAAGAGCAAAGCCTGTCTCGAATCAAAGAGAGCGCGCAGTGGGTTACGAACAGCAATGAAAGCGGGCTTACTCTGATGATGAATGGCCTGCTGGTGAACGGTGCCGACGGCAACCCGATCACCGTTCCATTCAGCGATCTGGCGAAACTGGGAACAGGCAACCGATCTACCTGGAACAAACTGACCAAATTTATCGACACGCCAGTGAAATACACGCCAGGCCAGTCGAAAAATTACAGCGTAGAGAGCCAACGCGAAAACATTCTCGACATCCTCCAGAACGGCCAGCAGTCAGGACGATAACATGACAATTTTTACAGAAGATCCGGGCACAGGCATTAACCAGCCCATCAGTAACGCGCCTGCCGGTCTGGGTGAATCGCTACTCTCTTCATTGCAGCAGGGATTTGAAGAAGGCCCGGTCATGTCGGGTATTCGGTTCTCTTCCGCTGACAGGCTGGCGAACGACCCTAACTCTGCAATTGTCAGCAAGCAGGAGGCTGAGGAGCGGCTCAAGCAGTATGGCGTTAAAAGCATCAACGTGCCGGACAACGGTGTAACAAAAGCGTTTCTCGATCACGTGGTGGAAGAGCGCCAGAACTCACTGGCTCGCCAGCAGATCGCCATGTCTGCGCCGAGTGGCTGGGCGGCGACGCAGCTTAATTTCGCGGCCAGCCTGGCGGGCTCGATGGCAGATCCCGGAAACGTGGCTCTGGCGCTGGTGCCTTTCGCTGGCGAGGCGAAGGCGGCTTCTGTGGCAGGGCGTTTTGGGGAGCGCCTGTTGGCCGGTGCGCGCATGGGCGCAGCTCAGGCTGTGGCGACAGTGCCGTTAACTGCCCAAGCGGCGGCGGCCGATGGCGATGATTTTACCTACGGAAACGCGCTGGAAAGCACCTTTTTCAACACGATGGCGGGCGGTCTGATGCATGCAGGCGGCGGTATTATCGCCGACCTGGTGCGCGCGCGGCGCCCGGCAGGTGCAGGAAATGATACCGCCGCTCCGCTGGCGCAGGCGGATATTCAACCAGAATCTCAGCCAACGCCGGCTATAACACCGGACAACATCCCGTCTGGTGTAAATATCCCTGAGCGTGGCACAAATGCGGATTTGGCTGCTGCCATTTCCAGCGAGGCTGAGAGCTATGCCTATAGCCGGGCTTATGATGACGTGGTACCTGAATACATGGCGCGCCAGCAGGAGTTACAAACCGGCCAGATAGACAACGTTGCTGACCTGCGCACCGAACTTTCCGCCAACCTGCGCCGCGCTGATGAGTTAGACGCTACCCTGCAACAGCGTACAACGGAATACCAGGGCCAGCGGATGAAGTTTAAGGAAGCTCGCCGTCTTGCGCAGAAGGATATCGATGCCGAGAAAGCCCAACTCGCGGCCCGCAATGAAGAGATAAACCAGGCACTTGAGCGTAATGCCGCCGCCGAGCAGGCGCGTGGCCGGCAGGCACAGCTTTCCCGCGGCGAGATACCAGACGACCTGAAAGTCACTATCGCCGAGCGCGCGCAGCAGATCCGCGATGGCATGCAGATGTCGCCGGTCGCCGGTGCAGTGCGCACCGCCGCCAGCGCTATCAGGGAGGCAGACTGGACCGTCAACCAGCAGGCTTACCGCGCCGCGCTGGCGCACATGATGGAAGGCCGTAGCCCGGACGTTGAGCCTTTCTATGAGTTGCATAAACCGGCGCTGCGCGAGCGCGCTATCCAGCGCATACAGAACCCGGTGCGGCAGGTTGATGAAACGGCGCGCCCGGTTAGCGAAACTGCCGATCGTGTTTATCAGGAAACGCAGAAAGCAGATCATGAGCTGACAGCCGCCGCAGCTGATCTTGAGAACGAATTCAATATAAGCAACGCGCTGCTGGATGATATCGCTGTCGATAATCCGGAGCTCGCGGCCACGATGCGCGAAAACCTCAATGCTATTCGCGCTGAGGCCAGCGACAATAGCATGAGCAACGCTTTCCGGGCATTTGCTGCCTGTATGATTAACCGGGGGATCTGATGGCTGCCAACGAATTTCTGACGCAATGCGAGCGCACTGTTAACGCCGCCGCTGGCCGCGAGCTGTCGGCTGATGAAATGGAAGGGCTGGTGCGCGATATGCGCGACACAACAAACCGTATACTTGCCAGCAACGAGGCGCTGTCACTCGAAGAGGCAGCCATGCGTGCCGCCGAAGAACTAAGTAACGCTGACGTGCTGGCAAAACAGATTGAAGCGCGCAATAAAGCGATTAATACCCGCGTAGCGGCTCAGCGACTCGGCGAGTTGCGTACTGTCTGGAAAGACCGCCCGGATATTGGACTGGAGGCGATACTGGTAGGTCGTAACGATGCGCGCCCCGGTGCGCGCCGGTCGGTATCCTCAGAGGTGGCGCAACTTCGCGGGAAATATCACGCAGGCATCAATTACGATTTCGACCGAGCCGGACTGGTTAAATTCATCGCCAGCGGCAGCAACGACCGTGAAATCGCTGACGCAATGTGGCGAATTGGCCGCGGCGAATCTACCGAAGGAATGACGAAACAGTCGGTCAGTGCGGCGCAGATTATCATGAAGTGGCAGGAAGCGGCACGCATCGACGAGAACCGCGCTGGGGCGTGGATACGCAAAGAGCCGGGCTATATCGTTCGACAGTCGCATGACATCATGAAGATCCGCGCTGCCGGGTATGATGCCTGGCGCAATGCAATCCTTCCGCGCCTGGATGAGCGCACATTTGATGGCGTCGCCGACCGCGATCAGTTCATGCGGAACGTGTATAACGGTCTGGCCTCTGGCGTTCACCTGACATCAGAAAAGCCAGACTGGATGAACGGCTTCAAAGGCTCGGCAAATGCGGCGAAGCGCGCCAGCCAGGAGCGCGTGCTGCATTTCAAAGACGGGATCTCCTGGCACGAATACAATCAGCAGTTCGGAACCGGCAGTCTGCGCGAAGCATTATTCGGCGGCCTTAACAGCGCGGCGCGCAATACAGGCATGATGCGCATGTTGGGAACCAATCCCGGCAATATGTTCAAATACCTCACAGACACGCTGGCAGAGGACGTAAGCAAGTCGGGTAATCCGGCGGCCCTGGCTGACTACATGACCAAAGTTCGGCGCCTAAATCGCACGGTTATGCCGCAGGTTGACGGCTCGCTGAATATCCCTGGCAGTGTTGGATGGGCCAATGCCTCAGCCGCGGTGCGCGGCTGGTTGCGTATGAGCCAGCTCGGTGGCGCCGTTATCTCTTCATTCAACGACGTGCCGATCGCCGCTACTGAAATGCGCTACCAGGGGCAGAACTTTATGCAGGCGGTGCTCGGCGCCATGAAAGGGCGTTTCTCCCGGTATAACAGCGCAGAGCAGAAAGAGATCCTGTCGTCCATCGGCGTTTATTCTGACGCCATGACGCAGGAAATCATCCGGCGCATCTCCGGCGACGACTCGCTTACCGGGAAAATGGGGCGCGCCCAGCAGCTGTTTTTCAAATATAACCTGATGAATTTCTGGACCGAGAGCGGACGCAACTCCAATGCTCTGATGATTACCAACTGGCTGGCTAAAAATGCTGACCAGCCTCACGGCAGCCTGCCGGAAGACCTGCGGCGCGTACTCGACCTGCACGGTATCGGTGACCGGGAATGGGAAATTTTCCGCAACATGGACATGGCTGACAGCGAGGGTCGCAAGTTCATGACGACAAGCGGCGTTCGCGGCGTGTCCGATGACGTTATTGCCCGGTATGTCGAAAGCAAAGGGATGAAGCCTACTGAGCGCGCTATCGCTGATGCCCGGGATCAACTGGAAGGGCAGCTGCGAGGCTACATTCTTGACCGTCTGAATATTGCTATGTCAGAGCCTGGCGACCGCACGCAGGCATTTATGAAGATGGGCACCGTGCCTGGTACTGTGGCGGGTGAGGCGATCCGTTTTGCTGGTCAGTACAAATCATTTACCGCCAGCTTTATGCAGAACGTGCTCGGGCGCGAGGTGTTCGGGCGGGGATATACGCCCGCCGGGCTTGGCGAATCGAAAACCACTTCGCTTACCAATGCCATGCTGAAAAATGGGAAGGGAGCCTTTATTGGAACGGCAAACCTTTTCGTATGGGCAACTCTGTTCGGCTATGTCTCTATGCAGGCTAAGCTGATGCTGAAGGGGCAGACGCCGCGCCCGGCAGATGCGAAAACGTTTCTTGCGGCTGCGGCACAGGGTGGCGGGCTCGGCATCCTCGGGGATTTTATGTTCGGCGAGGTAAACCGGATGGGGGCAGGGCCGGTGACGTCTCTGATGGGGCCGGCGGCGTCCAACGCTGACAGCATTATTACGCTGTTTCAGCAGACGACACGTGGAGATTCGGATCTTGGCGACTGGTATCGCACAGCGCTGGACAACACGCCGTTCCTGAATATTTTCTGGCTGCGCACCGCGATGAATGGTTTAATTCTGAACCGAATACAGGACGCGCTGGATCCAGGCTCACTGGAGCGTTACCAGCGTAGAGTTGAACGCGAGCAGGGGAACGAATTCCTAGTTCCACCTTCGCAGTTTATGTTGGGGAAATAGTATGCGCGCAATAGGTTATTTGCTTTACTTGGCAGTTGGCCTCATTCAGTTTTCTGCAATTATTTCAGGTCTTGAATCATGGTGGGGCCTACACTGGATAATTGCCGGAGTGTTGGCTTTCTTTATTGCTTACATTCCGGTGCTTGGAGCTATTGTTGGCATGGTAGGAGCTATGGATGTATGGCACTGGGAATGGTGGCAAGCAGGTGGTTTATTTTTTGGCGTGATGATACTAACCGTTATTTTTGTTGGACTTACTTCAATATTAGAATGGTTTTCCAGCCGAAGAAAATACAATTGAAGTGACATGTCACAGAGCCTATTCGTCAGCTACAAAAAAGCCCGCTTAAGGCGGGCTTCTTTCAAAAGTACTTAGGTAATCCAGCCTGTTTCAGGATTCCGTTAGCAGTGTGCCTTGAAACAATCGTGTACGGGACGCTCATGCTTTTTTGGGTCAGAGGGCTGTACCATATTTCATGGCTTCCTTTACCCTGTCTGTCAAAGTAACAACCAGCTGCTGAGAGCAGTTCCGTTAGCTTAGGATAAAGTCCTGTTCCCATCTATCAGAGCGCTATCCTGTCTGAATAAGATTGCTCCTGTTTAAAAGACAGACTGATACGAGAAGGATTTCCACCAAATCCGTTCATCTCGTACAGCTCAGGCGCGACTTCCCATACTCGCTCGGTCAGTTCTTCGTATGTCGCAGCTTCAGTAACAAGACCGAGAGCATCACATTCAGCCACCCACACGTTTTCATCATGATCATGGCATACATTAACGTCGAAAGGCCGAGAAAACGTAACTACGGTTGCTTCTCTCATAAGACCTCCTTTTTACCTTAAAGGTAATCTTACTCAATTATGAGCAATGATGCAAAATGAATCAGCATGAAACGGCGTGACCCGCAGTTACACGGATCACGCATTTGAGAGGGTTAATGCTGCTCCGCCTGGCTCATGATGAACGCAGCGTGAGTGCTAATCTCGTCCATGCACCGCTTCACGCTTGTGACGTAGTTGCACATTGATGTCCATTCAGCGAGTGCCGCGCTAACATCGTGACCGTCTCTGGTCAGTTCTTGCAGCAGGCTATTAAGGTTAGACTGCTGAGTCAGTCCGCGAACCCCCTCTGCATTATGTATGTGTTCATAGTAGCTGGCGCGGGCAGGGTAGTTGTAGGATTTTGCAGCCTCCGATTTCATTGCTTCCAGTATGGCAGGCATAAAACTGGCGACCACTTTCTGCGCTTTATCTGCCGGGGAAATTTCCTCACGAACGTAACGGCCTGTACGGCGGATCTGCGGCAGTACTTCGGCTGTAACCCACTTGCGAAATCGGTAAGGGATAGTGCCTGGCGTAACGGCATCGCGGCAGCGGAGGATGAGTGTGTAGAGGCCCGATTCGGAGATGATAATGGCTTCTTGTTCTCCACCAAGGGTGTCGGTTGAACCGACTCCCTTCTCATCATCGTCAAGTTTTCTTACTGCGTCTCGATGATTAGCAATACCAATAGCTTTGCAAACGTCCATTGCCAGAAACCATGGCTCGCCGTTGATCATAATAACGTTAACTTTGGTATTTGTGTCGAAGCGGTAGACAGCTGTTTCGTGTTGGTTTTTCATGATGATTCTCCTAAAGAGGACGATCACCACCACTGAGACCAATCAGATTTGGTGGTGAGCTGAACGGAGTTGGTCTTACCGGTCATCATGAAGCCGGCGCCCTTGCGGGCCCCCGCCCAGCCCACCATTGAATGAGGCGTAGCCGTGCAGCGCGCATAAAAAAACCACGACAGGCGTGGTATGCGCCATGATGATATCCGGGAGACCAATCCCGGCACCGGATTTTGCCGGTGCCCAATCACTATGGCGCAGTGAAAATTTATTGTCAAAGCACCAAAAAGGTAAAGTATTTGGCCGTTGAGGGCAACTATTACCTGTCGGAACTAACGAATGCTCTTCTTGAGGCTCAGGACGCAGTAGTCAAGATGGGTCTGAATATCACTCAGGGAAACCTGCGTACTGGTGACATAATTAACGAGGGCCACCAGTTCGGCGGCGGCGCCGCTCACGTCATGTCCATCCTTCTCCAGCTCTCGAATCAGCTCCATTAGGTGCGATTTTTCAACTAGTTCCATAACGCCACGAGGACTATTCAGATCCCCTAATCTTTCCTCATCAAGAGGGTGATGATACTGCGACATGACGCCTCCTTCATCTAAATACTGTATATATATACATATATCAGAAGGCTGCGATTTACTCCAGTAAAATCACCTTACCAATAGGGTAATTTGTTGCCCTCTGCGTGGTAATGATAATTCATAATAGGTTTGACAGGTTATAGAATGCTCATATGCATTGCGCGAAGGGCGCGGCCATACTGGAGCTGATGACATGACCGTTTCGACCGAAGTGGACCACAACGACTACACCGGCAACGGGACAACCACCAATTTTGATTACAATTTCCGGGTATTCAAAAGGACAGATCTGGTGGTTTCCGTGCTTGATCTCGATAACAACCTCACAGAGCTTATCCTCGACACTGATTACACCATCACTGGAGCTGGTGGCTATAACGGAGGCAAAGTCATTCTTAGCGCGCCATTGGCGAACGGGTGGAAAATATCGATATCCCGTAACCTGCCTCTAACTCAGGATACGGACTTGCGTAATCAGGGGAGCTTTTTCCCGGAGGTGCACGAGGATGCCTTCGACAAATTGACCATGCTCATCCAGCAGGTTTGGTCGCGGTTCACGCTCGCATTGCGAAAACCCAGCATCCTCGCAAACTGGTATGATGCCATGGGTAATTACATCCGTAACTTACGTGATCCCTCACAACCTCAGGATGCGGCGAACAAAAGGTATGTGGATAGCATTGGTGCTGGAAACACCTCGTATATCGATTCTCTTTTTCGCCGTACTCTGAGAGTTCCAGAGAACTATGTGGATCAGTTACCGGGTGAAGCATTACGGGCAAACAAATTGTTGGCTTTCGACAGCGCCGGTAAACCGATTGCCATCCTGCCTGAATCAGGTTCGGCATCTGATGTTTTAATTCAACTTGCAAACCAAGGGGATAAAAAAGTAGGCAGCACCTACGGCGGCACCGTCTATTCAGATTATAAGCCGTCCATTTATCAGAAATCCGGCCAGTTCTCTACAGGCTACCTCATTACAGAAGCTCACCAGACGCTTTATTACGCCCCGACTGGTAATTGGTATCGCTACCTCGGAACCATCCCCTCAGGCGGCCTGGTAGTGGCTCCTAACAGCTCACCGGACTCGAACTGGGAGAACGTCGATACTCAGCAAATCATCAGCCTGCGCAAGCTTAACGAGCTATCTACGCAAAGCATTGCTGGCTATATCGGTGGATTTGCCCCTATATTTCCAGACACCTGTTATCACTTAACCCATTACTGGCCTGCTGCCGTAGATATTCCCGTGGCGAGCGATATCCCAGTGCACTATGCGGATGCCATTCGTTATAATGCTCGAACGCCTCTGCAAGGTTCTTTGCTGCCGTTA